GTCTTTCTATGAGGTGCAGAACACAGCAATTTATGGCAAGAATGGCACAGAGTTCTTGTTTGCAGGTTTAAAGCACAATGTTACAAAGATTAAGTCTTTTGAAGGTGTAGACATTTGCTGGGTAGAAGAAGCACAAACTACTTCTAAGTCTAGCTGGGATGTATTGATTCCTACTATTCGTAAAGAAGGCTCAGAGATATGGGTAACATTCAACCCTGAGCTTGATACAGATGAGACTTACAAGCGGTTTGTAGTAGTGCCACCAAGCAATGCAAAAGTAGTCAAAGTAAACTGGTCTGATAATCCTTGGTTTCCTCAAGTCCTAAGAGATGAGATGGAAGATTTAAAGGCTAGGGATATGGATGCTTACCTAAATGTTTGGGAAGGCAATACAAGACAAGTTTTAGATGGTGCTGTCTATGCTAATGAGCTAAGAAAGGCACAAGAAGAAACAAGGATCAAGGATATTCAGGTCGATACTTCAATACCAGTTTCAACATTCTGGGATTTGGGATGGAGCGATATGACATCTATTTGGTTCATCCAGACAGTATCTGGTGGCGAGGTTCGAGTCATAGACTTTTATCAGAACTGTCAGAAAACCATTGACCACTATGTTCAAGTGCTTCAGAATAAGGGATATACCTATAGGGATCATTGGTTACCGCATGATGCTGAACACAAGAATATGACAGGAAGAAGCACTAAAGAGATCATTGAAGGAATGGGATTGCCAGTTAGGATTACTCCTAAGCTATCAATTTCTGATGGTATTAACTCAGCTAGGATGCTGATGAACAGATGCTACTTTGATCAAAACAGATGTGCAGAAGGTTTACAGGCTTTAAGACATTACAGATATGCAGTAGATCCTGACACTAAGATGTTTAGTGACAAGCCATTGCATGATCAACATTCTCATGCTGCTGATGCTTGGCGGTATGTAGCTGTAGGTCTTGATGAGAAGCCTAATGAATGGAATAAGTCCCTTAAAATTAACACCAAATGGATCGTATAAATGGATCAAGAAAAACTTAAAGGCATATTAGACTCAGAGATTGATAACTCTCTAGGCTATATTCAAACAGATACAACTGATGAGAGATCTAAGGCTATTGATTATTACAATAGACAGCCTTATGGTAATGAGGTAGAAGGTCGCTCTCAGATTGTTACTGGTGAAGTTGCTGAGGTAGTTGATGGTGCATTGCCACAATTATTGCGAGTATTCACACAGTCTGATGAGATTGTTCGATTTGAGCCAAAGTCATTTGATGATGAAGAAAAGGCGCTACAGGCTACTGAGTATGTAAACTGGGTAATGAACCGAGACAATGATGGTATCTCTATCATGCATAACTGGTTCAAGGATGCCTTGTTACAGAAGAATGGTATTGTTAAGGTTTACTGGGATGAGATAGTCAATATCACTAAGGAGAAGTATCAGAACCTTAATGAAGAAGAATTGACAATGCTTCTAGCTGATGAGTCTATTGAAGTCTCTAAGCAAGAGCAAATTGAGTTAGAGCCATTCCAAGACCCAATGACAGGTCAGATTTTCCCTAACTATGCCTACAATGTAACAGTCAAAAAGACTAACAAAACTGGCAAGGTAGTTGTTGAGAATGTTCCACCAGAGGAGTTCTTAATCAGCAAGAAGGCTCGTACTATTGCCGATTCTCCATTTGTAGCTCACAGAAGGCTTATAACTCGCTCTGAGCTTATTGGCATGGGATTTGACCGCAAGACTGTCAATGAGTTGCCAACTTGGTCTGACATGACATACACACAGGAAAGAAATGCTCGCTTTAGCAATGGCGAGAATCCTGATACAAACAATACTCTTGATCCATCAATGGAAGAAATTGAAGTCTATGAGTGCTACTTAAAGGTAGACATGGATGGTGATGGTATTGCTGAGTTAAGAAAAGTGGTTTATGCCGGTAAAGAAGTGCTAGATGATACAGAGATTGACTTTGTACCATTCTGCTCAATCTGCCCTATTCCTATGCCACACAAGTTCTTTGGACATTCATTTGCAGACCGCGCTATGGATTTGCAATTGATTAAGTCTACAGTTACTCGCCAGATCCTAGACAATATGTATATGGTGAATAGCCCTAGAACTGTTGCTATCGAAGGTCAGGTAAACCTAGATGACTTGCTAACTGTAACAGCCAATGGTGTTATCAGAGCCAAGAATCCTAATGCTGTTACACCTATGGTAGTTCCAGCTACAGCTGCTCAATCATTCCCATTGCTTGAATATTTAGATGTTGTTCAGTCTAAGCGAACAGGTGTTAATGATGCACAACAAGGCTTGAACCCAGACATTTTGCAGAATACTACAGCCACAGCAGTTGCAGCTATGCAGTCAGCAGCAGCCGGTAAGATTGAGCTAGTTGCCAGAATATTTGCTGAAACTGGAGTAAAAGACCTGTTCCAGAAGATTCTACAGCTTCTATGCAAGTACCAAGATAAGGCTAGAGTGATTCGCCTAAGAGGTAAATATGTCTCTATTGATCCGAGAGAATGGACTAACCAGTTCGACATCTCTATCAATGTAGGTCTTGGAACAGGTAACAAACAAGAACAAATGGCTATGATTGCTATGGTTTTAAGCAAGCAAGAAGAAATCCTAAAGACTTCTGGCATGAACAACCCATTAGTATCTGCAAGCCAATATCGCAATACTCTAGGTAGATTTGTGGAGTCTGCTGGCTTCAAAGATTCTAGCGAGTTCTTCAAGGAAGTTACTCCAGAACAGGATCAACAGCTTGTACAAGAAGAAATACAAGCAGCTCAAGGTCAAGGCATGAATCCACAGATCCAAGCCTATATTGCTCAGATGCAAGCTCAGATTGAAGCAGACAAGGCTAAGGCTGAGAATGACATTATGATTGCTCGCTTGAAGGCTGAAGAACAAATGAAGCTAGAAAGAGAGAAGTTTGAGATGACTATGGCTCTGAAACAACAAGAGTTTGAGTATGAAGCTCAATTGAAAGCTATGCAAATTGGAGCTAAACTTAGCCCTACCGCAAACATACCTAATGTCTTATGAACAAAGCCGAAAGAGCAAATGTATATTTAAATGATGAGTTCTTTAAAGAGCTTGTCGAAAAACAAAAAATGTTGTATAAAAACAACATATTTAATAGTGCTGAGGATGATGTGGAATTTCGAGAGAAAAGCCTAATCAAACTTAGGGCTATTGAAGAATTTGAAGCCAGTATCCAAGCTATCGCAGATGATAAGCAGATAAAGGCTAAGAAATGGAAGATTTTGTAAACAACCGAAAGGTAAAAAATGAGTGAAAACACCAATCCTGAATCAGGAAGTGTAACTGTAGGTCAAGCAGCTAATGCATTTTTGTCTTTGATGGACTCACCGACTGAGGAAGCGAAAGCTCAACCAGAGGAAGGCTATCAAGCTCAAGCAGAGGAAGAAGCAGAGCAATCTGAAGAAACTTCTGGTGAGCAAGAGGACTACACAGATGAAAGTGCAGAAGAAACTGAATACCAAGAAGAAGAAACCGAAGAACCACAAAGATTCAAGGTCAAAGTAGACAATGAAGAAATTGAGGTCACCTTAGAGGAGCTTCAACAAGGTTACAGTCGCACAAAGGACTATACAAAGAAAACTCAGGCTTTAGCTGAGACTCGCAAGGCTGTAGAAGCCGAAAAAGCGAAGATCGAAGAAGCCAAGCAGTTGAGAGATACTTATGCTCAGAGACTAGAAGTTATCGAGAAGTTGCTCACTCAGGATCAGGGTGAGGAAAACTTAGCAGAACTAAAGGAATCAGATCCTATTGGTTATGCGATTAAGGTAGCTGAAAGATCAGAGAAAGAGAAGCAACTGCAAGCAGTTCGAGCTGAAAAACAGAAGATTGCTCAACAGCAAGAATCTGAAAGACAGCAAGCTCTGCAAAGTCATTTGCAAGCAGAAGCAGTAAAACTGAAGGAGATGATTCCTGAGTTTAGGGATGAAGCAAAAGCCGAGATAGCTAGGAAAGAAATTCGATCTTATGCCAAATCTGTCGGTTTTAGTGATGAAGAACTAAGCCAAGTGTATG